CAGTTTCTCTTTTTCATGTTCACTGTTAAATATAACAATTATATTTTGTGAATTTTCTATAACATATCTAACCGAATCAATCACTTCTGATGCACCTAAAATTTCTGAACAAAAGAACTGCACATCTTCATGATCTTCGAACATTCCGAAAATAAAAAGAATATATGTTTTCATATTATTTCTTTTTTAATTCGATCTTCCAATAAACACCTCCGCCGAAATATGGGCTTAAGGTACCATTTACACCGTCAACTGTTCTATTTGTGACACCACCCATAACTTTATAAATTTTCTCAGATTTTGTTTTATACATAAGTCCTATTCCGACATTATTAACTAAATCAGGTGGGTTAAAAGATGATTCAAATCCAAAATATAGTAAATTTTTTGGTGGTAAAATAATCTTAACTGTGTCCCTAACAATTTTTTGTTTTAACTTACTTGTAAATGATCTACCGAGAATCCTATTGTTAGAAATCGTATCGTATAATGTTATTGTTCCCACATTATTGGGTAATTCTAAAATATCTTTCTTAAATTGTCTATTCTCTGAAAATAATTTCACAATTGCCTGTGTGTCAACAACTTGATTTACAGGGACTTCAATTGTTTTTTCAACCCTTACTTCTACAGGTACTTCTACCGGTACCTCGACTTCCACTTCTACCTCAACCGTATCGTGAACGGGAAAAGGAACAGTATCTATTTGTGATATTTCAATAGTTTTAGTTCTAATTGGTATGCACCCTTTTGGATTTAATAATATCAAAATTATTAATACTATTAATGATAATATTGTTATATTTTTATAATCAAAATATTTTTTCATGTTATTTTAATAGTAATACCGATGTTGCAACAATACCAACAAACGTACCCACTTTATACATAAAAGTTTTTCTTCTTTGTCCTTTCAGTTCTTTCAAAAGACTATTTGATTTTTCTCTTTCTAATGCAAATTGATCGTTTTGTTTAAGGATTATTAATTCTAAATTTGAAATTTGTTTAGTTTTCAAACTGTCTTTTTCCTTAAAAAGAACTATTTGTTGGTCTTTTAATGTGATTACTTTATTTAAATCACTAATTTCTACTTTCGCACCGTCGCCAGCAATAAGATCTTTAATGACCAATTTTGCAACAGGAACTTTTAATGGTACAATTGTATCAATGTTTGTCACTGTAACGGTCTGAGAAAAACTTTTCAAGGTCAGAAAAGTTATAATTGTTAACAGAATCAATTTTCGCATTTGTTTGATTTTTAATTATAGTTATGTTTTTAGTAACGTTATTTATATCTCCATCTAAATTATCTATTTCAGAGTCGATTAATTTAATATCTTCTATTAATTTTTTATTATCAACTTGAACGGAGTCTATTTCTTTTTGTATTGCCTCAATTTTGGCGTTATAACCTTTAATATCGGTTTTTATCTTACTACCTTGAAAAATGTTCCAAGCCGCTAAAAATATAATAATACCGAGTAAAATGTTTTGTTTATTAATCTTCATAATTACTTTTATAATAAATATGAAGAAGGGAGACTTTTGTCTCCCTTTTACATTTTATGATTTTCTTACTACAATTTCATCTATAATTCCATAATCTAACGCCTCATGACACCCCATCCAAAAATCTCTTGTGGCGTCTGTCATAACCTGTTCTTTGGTTTTTCCACAATATTTTCCCAATAGTTCGAATAGTCTGTCATTTTTTCTTCTCCACCACTTCATAGTAATTTCGGCGTCCTGAATATTACCCATCGCACCCCCCGAAGACTGGTGTAACATGATTTCAGAATCCTCCATCGCACCTCTTTTACCTTTTGTACCTGCACCTAAAAGGATTGATCCCATGGATGCTGCCATTCCTGTACAAATTGTTCTAATATCGGAGTGTACGTAATCCATAACATTTACCATAGATAAACCTGATTTTACGGATCCACCAGGACTGTCTATGTGCATTGTGATGTCATTATGATCTATACTATCAAGATACAATAACTGTGCCTGTACTACTGATGACATATAATCATTAACTTCCCCAACCAAAACTAAAATTCTTTCCATCATCAAACGTGAAAATACGTCCATAACCGTCACATTCATTTGTCTTTCTTCTAAGATATAAGGAGTTAAACTGTTTTCAATCCTTTTATTGTAGTAGTCCAATGTTAATGAACTAACACCTTTGTCTTTTGCGTATAACCCAAAATCTTTAAACTGATTAGCGTTCATGTAAAATATGTTTTTGTATTAACAAATATATAAAAAAAAACGAGAATTCAAAAATAATATTTGTGAAATATTTATAAATGTGATTAAATTTGAAAAAATATTGATGGAAATGGAGGTTACTAAACTCCCAAGTGAAAAACTTTTAAAATGGTTTTTAGATAGGATAAACCATACATTTGTTTTTTTCGATACCGAAACTACAGGATTAGATAGAAATCCCGAAGAGGGTGGTTCAAACCAATTAACTCAAATTGGTGCAATCGCTTGTCAAATAAATGGTGAAACATTAAGATTTTTTGAAATAGATAGATTTAATTTAAAAATTAAATTAAATGATGATTTAAAGAATCAAATATCCACTGAACCCGATGAACCTGAAAAAGACACCGATGAGTATAAAAAATGGTTATTTGGTACTAAGAAGGGTATTTTAAAATTCAATCACTATGATTTAGTTAATAGTGATTCTTATGAAGATGAGAGATTAGCATTAGAAAAGTTTGATTCCTTTTTAAAGAAATTTAATGACGTTACTCTTATTGCACACAATGCACCCTTTGATTTGAAATGGATACAGTTTCATAATTTATTCAAAGAAAGTACTGACGAAATAATTGATAGTATAGATTTTTTCAAAAACTTTTTCTTTCCAATATTAGATAAATTATCTAAAACTAATTCAGAATATAAATCTACTTTTGATAAGTTTCCTTCTAATAATAAGGGTAGTAAATCTGTTGGTTTGGGTAACATTGCAACAGGTTTTGACAATGAGATCAATCAATTAAAAAAGAAATTATCAGGTGCACATGATGCGTTAGTTGATTGTGAAATCGTTATCGATGTTTTTGAAAAAGGTCTCTTTATTGTTTATCGTTATTTGAACGATTAAGAAATTTTAGTAGTAACAAAATCTATTGAGGATATATTATCTTCTTTTTTAATCATTATAATATTATCTGACCAATTTCTTATCAATGGATTGTGAGAAATCACCAAGATATGTTCAAAGTATTCTTTTATCTTCTTAAAAAATTCACCAACCATATCAAGATTTTCATCTGCAATTTTACCAAAAACTTCATCCATAACTACAATATTTGGCTTAGGTAATGAAGATATTTTTGTTAGTACACTACGAAGTGCTAATGATGATATTGTTCTTTCATATCCAGATCCTGCATTTAATGGTTTGATAACTCTTGTTTCAGTATCTATCATTAAAAATTCTACTTCATTTTTTTCATTAACATTTAATTCTAAAATAAAATGACAACTATCTACCAATAATCTATAAAGTTCATAGTTTAAAAGTGGTATCATGTTTTTCATGATTACTTTTGAAATACCATTTTTACCATAAACTGTTAAATATACTTTGAAAATAGAATTCAACTCCTCTTCCGCCTTAATCTTCTTAATTAAATCGTCATTTATTTCTATCTTTTGTGTCATTAAAACAATATTAGTATTATGATTTTCAATAGACTTAGTTGATTGTTTTATATCAGCATTAGTTGTTTCTATTTTTGTTCTAACTGAAATTAATTCACCATCTATTTTTTGATTGTCTTCTGCTCTCTTTTTATTATTTTCGTAATTGTCAAGTTTAATTTGTTTTGAATTAATCTCAAGTTGTTTTTGATCGGTTTCTAATTCATATCTTGCCTTCTTAAGTTTATTTCTTTCGTAGGTTTCAAATTCAGTTTTTAAATTTTCAAGAGTATTAGATTTTTCTTTAATTTTATCAAATTCTTTCTTGTTTGATTTTATGTTTTCTTCTATCTCTTCAATCTCTTTTTTTATCTTTTCAATTTCATCTGTATGATCCACCTCATCAAGTGGTCGGTTACAGGTTAGACATATAGTTCCTTCTGTTAATTGTTTTATTAATTTTTCTTTTTCTCCCTTTTCATATTTGTATGCAACTTCATACGAATATAAATCACCTAATGTTTCTTTCAAATCTCTATGCTCTTCTTCATCATAATACTTGGACGGCTCAACTACCGATACTTCTTGTGCATTTTTTTCACTTACACCTTTTTGTTTGTTTAATTCTTCAATCTCTCTCTTTAATAGTGTTGGATTAGTTTTAATTAAGTCCTGATCAACATCATTATTTTTAGAAGACAATAAATTGTCTCTTTTATCCTCTAACTTAATTAAATCTTTTTCTAATTTTTTTAACTCTCTTTCTAATCTTTCTATTTCATTTTTTGAATTGATAATACTATCGTTGTATTTTGTGTTATCAATTTCTAATTGAGTTATATTATTTGTATTTGAAACTAATTTTTTACTCCAATCGTTATATATCTCTTTTGCTATTTCTTCTTTTGTTTTCAGGTTTTCTAAACCGAGAAATTTAACAAGTATTTGACCTCTCGCAGTTGGTTTTGATTCGATCAATTGTTCCAAATTATTTCCTGTGGTCATGATGGTCGTTAAAAAATCTTCTTCAGTTCCTATTGCAGAAGATATAAACGCTTCGGTTTCTCTTCTTTGTTCTCCTGTTAGATTTTCAATTGTACCGTCTTCCTTTTTCTTATAAAATTCTAATTTATTAGAAACACTATATTCTCCTGTCTTTGACTTTTTTCTTATTAGTTTCCTCTCTATTACATAGTCCTCATTATCAATTGTTATGTTACCTTTAACAGTTACATCATCTTTATCAGTAAATTTATTAAAAATCTCACCTATTGTTTTTGTTTTTGTTGTTGTGTTGAAAAATAGAAATAATAACAAATCTACTGATGATGTAGATTTACCTCCAAAATTTTTCGGTGTCGATTCAATAACCGTGATGCCGGGTAACTCTGAAAAATTAATAAAATTATTTTCACCAAAAGAAAGGAAATTTGAAAATTCAACACTTGTTATAAACCACTTATTATACCTTACTTTATTGGCATTTATCTTATCAATCTGAACATTAACTTTATTATCAAGTCTATCTAACATTTCCCATTTTGTGGTTATGTTATTCTCTTTAATAAAGTCTTTCATCAGTTTTTTCTGGTACTGGTGATCTAATATGTTATCAGTCGCTTCAAGTGATTCTAATTGTATATTAGAATTATTAGTAATACTTTTAGTAACAACTTGAATATTTTTACTTTTGTATTTGTCTTGAAAATAAGATTTAACTCTTCTTATTTTTTCTGATGTAAAATTTTCAGGGCTGTCTTCCCAAGTAACTTTAATGAAAGGATTCTTATAATTCATGTGGATTATTATCCATTTTTATTTTCGAAATATTCAATTATTGCATTTAGTGCCCATACTGATCCTGCGGTAAACATTCCATCAAAGAATATTCCAAATATCCAATGAATATCGAAATAGTTTCTTGATAAACCACCCAAACATAAAGATAGAAAGAATCCTACCCATGTTGAAGTGCAAAGTGTACAACTAACTAAATCACCAAAAAATTTTGAGTGTGATTTTATCCATTCCCTTGTTGTTTCAAAGATACTTCCCCAAACAATAATCGATGTCATACCATATGACATAAAAATCCAAAATAATAATATATCCATATAACAATATTTTTTATAAAATAAGAAAAAAAAATGACAATTTGAAATTACTCATCGTATAATGTATTCAAATCACTATTTTTTAAAAACCGACCTTTATTTAGTTTTTGTAAAGAAGATGTAATTTTTTCTAATTCAGTTTTTAAATCCTGATTTTCTTTCATTAATTTTTCTAATTCTTTTGTGTTTGTGACTTCTTTTTGTACCTCAACAATTTTTTCAACAGGTACTTCTTTTATTACTTCTTTAATCACAATTTTTGTATCGCCTTTAATTTCAATTGGAACTTCTTTAACAACCTCAACAATTTTTTCAACAGGTACTTCTTTTATTACTTCTACGATTTTTTCTACCGGTACCTCTTTAATCACCTCAATAATCTTTTCAACTTCAATTTCTTTGATTACTTCTTTTTCAACTACTTTTTCTTTGCCTCTGGCAATTTTTGGTGTTTCACCATATTTTATAATAGAAAATCCTTTAGAAAAGATTTCTTTGGCAAGTTTATCAATATCTGAAATTTTATTTAATTCACAATATTGTAAAAATTCATCATCCAATATTAAGGAGGTTTTCTTTTTCATTTTCAATGTCTCTTATATCATTTATCGAAAAATGAAGAAATGGTTGTTCATTTTTCAAATCGTGAAACGTATATTCATCAGTTTCAACATTATATGTACCATAACCATGATGTTTAATTGTTTCACCAAAATTTTGTTGGATTAATGAACCAATCATAACCGCCTTTCCACCATTAGGTAATTTAAACATTTGTCTTTTGTGTATATCACCACACAGTAATAAATCTAAGTTGATAAAATTAAGTCTATCATAACCATCTTCGAATTGAAAACCTATATCTGTTGACATTCCTTGAATCACCCCATGAAATAAACCAACATATAACATATCTTCTTCTTTTTCAAACTGTGGTCTTTCATTATGTTGATATAATGAATAAACAACCCAATTAATATTTTCATCTTCATATACACCACTATCTTTATAATATTTAATCTCATCACGATTCAACAACTCTACTATTGGTGTGATACTGTCCATTCTTTGAGTATTGTTTTCAAGAAAATCATGATTACCAGGTATGATAATAACTCTTCCGATATGATCAACAAGTTGAGTAATAAACCAAGATGTTAGCATCATTTGCTCATTAGAGATGTTGATTTTCTGATGTGCTAAATCACCAACAATTACAACTCTCACCTCTTCATAGTCATAACCTTTAATTTCTTTTTTTAAATTCTCAATAAGAATTTCAAATTGTTTTTTATATAGATCGTGTAACTGAAATGTTCTGATATGTATATCAGCGATATGTATAAGTTTTTTTACCATAATTTATATATTTTGTCATATCCAAGTTCATAACTTTATTAATTACATCTGGTGGTACTTTATATTCTTGATGTGTTCCATCATCTTTTAATAACACAATTACACAACCTAATAATTTTAAATTTTCATATTTTGTGCCTTTCAACATTTTAATCAATAATCTTGCATACAATGGTAATTGTAAATAATAATGACCTAACGCAGTATCATGATAGTTTTGAAATGGATCGTACATTTTACCGGTGTAATGTTGGATTTCAAAGTTTTTTGGTTGATTTGTTTTCCAATCGGTAACAACTAAACCAAAATCTGTATTATCCTTATTCATCATTAACCAACACTTGTCAGGTTGTCCTGTATAACCAAGTTCATTATCGCCAAGTATTGCCTCTGTATCGAGAAGTATTGCACCTCTTTGTTCCATAATATTTAAAAATTCGGTTCCCGCTTTTATCATCTCATTACTTCTATTTGTTTGTGTTTCATCACATTCAAATATTGGTTGCCTAACATCTTTATAATTACCATTTCTTGCTATCGCCTCCATTTCAAGTTCAAAGTGTACTCTACTTCCCATATTAGTTGCATAGGAACCAGCTTGTCTCCATTGTTCTTGTAATTGTGCTGCAGCTTCAGGATCACCATTAGACATTCTGAGAGCAGTACCTTCAGCATCAAATGGTTTGAAAAACTTTTTTATAACCTTAGAAACTGATGGAAATGTTTTTCTTAATACACCTTCCGTGTCTCTCATGTAATAGATATGTTCTTCTTCAACAAATGAGATATCTAATTCTTTTCTTCTGTTTTCTAATAATTCATTAATTTCTTTAGAAATTTCTTTTAAATTCATTAATCTAACTGTTTAATTTTATAATTACTCAGATCTCCTTTGAGGTCTGCTATATCTTTATTTCCCTCCAATTTTATAGTATACACTTTACCCATAAGTTTACCACAATTTAATTTATGATATAATTTTTCTGCATCAAACCAAGCATCGGGATCCAAAACAATTACCACATCTTTTTTAACATTATCATAAATTTTATCAAATAAGTGTTGTGACATAAATTTACCTAACATAGGGATAGAATTAGGTAAGAAAATACTATCGAAAGCACCCTCAACAATATATATTCTTTCATTCCAATCAATTAAATGTTCATTCCAAATTATTATTTCTTTTTGTACCTCAGGATTTTTATACTTTAATTTTGTTTTAGATAAAAATGACCTTGCAACAAAATAGTTTAAATTTTTTTCAGTATCATATGAAGGAATTATAATCCTATTTTCATATAGACCACTTAAACAAAAACCAATATTATATTTTTTTATAATTTCATCTGTTATGTTTCTATTTTTAATATAATTTAACGCTTGTTTATATTGTGGTAACAATTTAACTCCTTGTGACACTTCATTGAATGATACAAATTCTTTTGGTAGATAAATCCTTTTGTATATTCTTTTGTTTTCTTCGACCTCATCCGGTAATAATAGTTCGAATTTTTTTATTTGTTTTTTATTACCGTATTTTTTAACAAATTTATATAATGATCCATGTGTATCATGTGATTCTGCACAAGACCAACATTTGTAAACTCTTAATTTATAGTTTATTTCTAAGTTACCTTTACCGTCTCCACTATCTAATCCTTTAATTTCATATGAACACACGGGACAATCAAAAGAAATTTGGCACTTATAATCATTGTGTAATTTATAATCACCAAGAATTTCTTCTAAGATATCTATTATGGGTTCATAATTTAAATCATTAGACATGAATAAAATATAAGAAAAAAAAGTTGTAAAAAAAATGGGGGAGAACACCACCTCTCCCCCTACCAACTAAACGCAGATTTTAACATCTACGTCCCGTCTCCATTAATAAATATAATATAATAATTTTCAGATAAGAAATCTTAGTTGCCGGATTTATCTGATTTCAACATATTAACGAATCCAATAACCGCAGTTGCGGCGTCCGCCATGTCGTAATTTTCTTTTTTTAAATTTCCTGTCTTACCGTATAACCAATTTACCTCAGGACAAACTGAGTTTACATGTTCCCAAATGACGTGTTTTTTATCAATATCTTTGGGATAACCACCAAATAATACATTACGACCTTTATCGTTTTGTCCAACTAAATCAGGAAAAGCAAATTTTCTTGCATTATATGTTGATATAAATGTCGGTATAATACCTAAAATATCATAACAATTTTTCAATATTAATGTATTATATCTTAAAAGTGTTCCGACTGTATAAATGTTATTTGATTGTAATAACGGTTCTTCAATTATAATTCTCGTAATACCGATATCTTTATAATTTTCTAAATGTTTTTTAAATGCATCCGCCTTTTTTAATAGTTCCTCAATTTTATCTTCTGGTTGCGGTTTTATCTTTGGTGAAAAGTGAGTTAATTCTAATAATTTAGAACCTGACATATCGAAGAGAGCCCATCCAATAGTTTTGGTGGAAATATCCAAACCCAAAATTTTTGGCTTATTCTTAAATTTGTTTTCCATATAACAATATATAAATAATAATATTAAGAATGTAAAGATTTTAGAAATCTAATTTTACTGCAAATACTTGTGTACCAATTCTTTTTATTGGAATCGCCGATTTTGCAACAATAAGAGGTTCTTTATTTGAATCTAAAAGTGCTATTTCTGTTAACATCTTTTCTTTTCCTAAAGAGTACGTCGGATTTTGTGTTTCTAAAAATTGGTCACTTGGTAGATTTACCAAAAACTTCATTTGTTCAACGTCGGTTGCTCTTACTAATCTAATACTACCGGGGAATGGTTGTTCGTCACCAAATTGAGGAACGGTAGATCCTGTTAAGGTGGTATCGCTCATATAATTAATTGATAACCCTGACATATGGTTTTCTAAATCAAAATAATTTGTTGATCCTGTGTATCCCGAATAATATATTGTAAACGTTTTATCTAATAAATTTGTAGGATTTATTAAACCTGACACATGATTAGGAATTTGTGATGTCAAGTCAACTTTTTTCCATGCATTACTTGAAGGTATTTCACCAATACTATTTTGTATTTGAACTAATGCATAAAATTTATCCGCAACAAAACCGTCGATCACATTTGAAAAAGATGTTTTCATTGTCGAAAATGTCGTTGCACCACTTGTGGATCCACTAAATTTCAAAGTTACTTGTGATGGTACTGTTGTCCCTGTTACTTTATTATAGTAATTACAAGGTAATGAATGTATTGTGTTGTTTGTTGTATTTTCAAACATATATGTCACCCAAACAGTTTGATTCGTACTTCCTGTTAACATAGAGTTTTCGGCAATAGTATCACTCGGTACTGTTGATATCTTTGGTGATGGTAATGTATATTTTCTATTTGATCTATAATCTAATACTGCAACCAATTCTTGGTCATCAAAAACTACAATCTTTTTTGTTGGGTAAATTTTACCAACTTTATTTCCTTGTTCATCTAAAAGATATCTAAATAATAACTCGAATCTTGAATCAGTTAAACCGGTGGTTGGTTTTACGTAATAATCAACACTATCCATAGTGAATAAAGCACCAATAGTGGTACCCGTATTTCTATGGTATTGAATGAATGGGATATATATTTCAAAATATTCAGTATCACTTATTGGATCACCATTCTCATCTTCTACAATTGATATATCTAATCCTGTTATTCCTGTTTTGTTACTTATATAATCGTCATACTTAAAAAATCTTTCAGGATCATTTCTTAAATCACCTAATTCAGAATAATGTATAATCGCTAAACATCTTTGTTCTGATGGTAAAACATCAATAACTTCACCATATGAATTTGAAAATGATGTTGGATTAGAAATACTTCCGCCAGTGAAATTTGTAAATTTTTGTAGATTTGAATTATAACCTAAAAATTCTTTTGTTGATACAAATCTATTACTTGTGTACCCCGTCAAACTTTCATCGTTTCCGTCATAATCAGATCCAATTGGTTTGTCATCCCAAACAATATTGAGTGTCCATGAATTTAATTGACCTGAAAAATCAACCGGTTCAGGTAAACATACATCGGCAAGGTCAGTACTATTCGGATATTCTTGTTCACAATCATTACAAATTACTTGTGCATATCCAGAGATACTTGATAGATTAGGTGTTTTCCTATCTAAAGTTAGAATATTTTGTGTTGTCCCCGTTGTAACATCAATAACTCTATATACAAAACTATTTGATTGTCCAGTCAATGTAGGTACTGAACCACAGAATCTATCCAAAACAACTGTAATATATTCACAATCAACAAATGTGTTTCCACTTGGAACTACTAAAGACGTTGATCCACTTAATGAAGATATTGTAATTTCCTCAACACCACATTCTATTGTTGATCCAATACAAGTAACATTATCATATTCAATGTAATTAGATACAAATCCCGCAGGACCCATAACATTTCTTATTGTATTTGTAACTGAGTTTTGTATTGGATTACCGTATGTCGTGGTATTAGTGTTACTATCTACCTTATAAGGGTATTTTACACCTGTTTCTTTTTCATTAGGTGCCGATACTTTTTGATGTGTAGTTTGACTTGTTAAACCTGTAAAAGGAGTAGTATAGTCAAATTCAGAATCACCAACTTGAAAGTACTGAATGTTAAAACTTCCTTTCGCAATAGCATTCCTTCCTCTTTGGGTTATTCTTGCTGATAAAAATTCCGAATTATTACTATTTAAAAAACTCATATCTTATAAATATTTTAAATTATTTTTTAACTTCCACCACAATCATTATTGTCGACACAAGGTGTACTCGACAATATCGCAGATGAATATCCAAGATATTGTGAATCATTTTTATAGTACGTCCCCGATGATGTTATCGATTGTAAACAATTAGTTACTATGTTTCCTGCTGTGTATCCTGTTATTGTTATTGAATTCCCATTATAATCAACCGCACTAAAGAAAACTGCCCCATTTTGTAATGGATTAGTATTTCCTGTCGCATCGTCTAAATCAGTTTGTAAAACCGTTATGTCACAACAAAAAGATGGCGGATTTGTAGGAGTCGGTGTTGGTGTAGGTGTAGGTGTAGGTGTAGGTGTTACACATTGAATATATCCACTTGGGGTAGTTGAACTTATAAAATCGTAAGTTATTGTATATGGGTCACATGTAGAATCACATTCAGCAATATAATATCCACTCGTTACACCCGTTACCGATCCTGTTGATGATCCATTTAAAATTAAAATGTTTGTGTAATTTGTAAAGGGATACCCTATACAATCACCTGTTCTAACTCCTTGTATTGTTACAGTAATATTCTCGGTTGCATTTATAGGTGTTCCACCAGGACTATCATATAAAGTTACCGTAATAGTACTTATACTATCATAATTTTCGCCAGGATCTCCACATTCAGACGGTACCTGAGTAAGGTAATCAACAGTAAAATCTAAACACATAGAAACCGGAGGTGTTGGTGTTGGAGTATCGGTAGGTGTGGGTGTTGGTGTTGGTGTTGGTGTTGGTGTTGTACATGGTGTACACGATGAAGGGTTAAATAAGACTGATGGTGTTGTGTCTTTGGTCCATGATCTTACATTAACACCGTCAGAAACATAGTACGTACCATTTGATAGTGGTGGAATTTCAGTTGAATTTAATGTTGTATAATTACAATAATCAGGACCTCCTGTAAATGAAACATTTGTTAATATTTGTCCACTAACTTGTCCACACGCACCGTTAATTGTTGACGATAAATATAACTGTATAGTCGGTGTTGGGGTTGGCGTTGGTGTTGCAGTGGGAGTAGGTGTTGGAGTTGTGGTAGGTGTAGGTGTTGGAGTTGTGGTAGGTGTTGGTGTGGGTGTGGCGGTTGAAGTTGGCGTTGGAGTATCGGTTGGTGTTGCAGTGGGAGTAGGTGTTGGAGTTGTGGTAGGTGTAGGTGTTGGTGGAATTATTTCTCCTCCACCACAGGTAACTGTCGATGAAGATGTCCAATCACTTTTAATTCCTCCGCAATCGGTCCTCATACCATAGTCATAAGTTTCACCATCGGTTAGGGATGTGATTACTAAAGGTGAACTTGAAGTTGTACCTGTTGTATATGTAACATCTGATGATAGTTTATATCTATATTCAAAAGTACAACCTATACAACTCACAGGTGGTGTCCAATTTATAGTTAAAGTTGCCATTTATATTTTGTTCATATTTTAATTAATTTATATTGGACAAATTGCCGATGGTTGACCGTCTTTCCACATTGTAACAGAAACATTTAATGGTGTTGGATCGACAATATATTCATCATATCCAACAAAGTTATCGATTGGTACACTTGTGTACAATTGAATTGGAGTTGATAAATCACAAACTATAAAATTCACTATATTACCTGATCCGTTTTGCCAAAATCCTTTTATTTTATATGGTAATACCAATTCACTTACGGTTAATGTTCCATTTTTTCCCGATTCTGATAATGTTACATTTTCATTTAACAATATGTTATTATCTTTATCATATATTGTTATTCCTCCTCCAGCATTTTCTGTTATTGACCAAAATAATTGTGTTGGTGTAACTGTGGGAGTTGGTGTTGGTGTAGGAGTTACGGTTGGAGTTGGCGTTGGCGTATCTGTTGGTGTAGGAGTAGGGGTTGCAGTTGGTGTAGGAGTTACGGTTGGTGTAGGAGTTACGGTTGGTGTAGGAGTTACGGTTGGTGTAGGAGTAGGAGTTGCAGTTGGTGTAGGAGTAGGTGTGGGTGTTGGTTTGTTTTGTACCGGTAAACACAATGTATTTCCACTACATACTCCATTAGGTGCTATTTTAATATATGATGTGTTATCATTAATGTTTGTAATCGTGATGCCAGGAGTGTTTAATGTTGACAATAAAACACTTCCATATGATGGAATTAGTGTACAAGAATTACAATCACCATCAGTACATTCTAAAATTTGTACTGTTGATATTTGTGTCCCTCCTGTAATTCCTGATATCGTTATATTAAATGACATATTTTATATTAATTATTAACAAGTAACAAAAACTCCTACTCCACTGGAATTAACAAGTATATTGAAATAAATTATATTACTTGAGGTTGCAACAAAACTGTATGGTGTTGTTTTACCACAATATCCAATATAATTATTTATATCAATTGCTTCTGTATTATCTTGATTTTGTCCTTCACCAAATTGAATATCTTGATCACCGGTGTTTGTTAATCCAATATAAATCATATCACCAATATTCGCATATATTGCACTACTAACATTTGGGTAATTTGACATAAATCCATTAGTTGTGGTAGTTGCCCATGGAGCGTCTGGTAAATATTCTTCCCATGTACCACTATTTACTTTAACCCATACTCTTAAATCTGTTTCACTATGTGACGCAAATGATGTGCATCTAATAGTTAAAGGTATCATTGAAGCTTCTGTGGGTGTCGGAGTGGGTGTTGGTGTAGGTGTAGGAGATGTACAGCAAACTCCTGTATCTTCATATGTTGACAACACTTGGAACGGTGTTATCGGATAACTTGAACCAAATTCTTGTTGGTCATCGTGATAATAATAAACTATTGGTTGATAATCACCATTTATTGTTGAACAAAATGCGTTTGTATATGTACCGTCAGTGTCATATATTAATTCTTCTTGTGTTAATAATTCAGGGCAATTCCAATACAATACATATACCTTACCATCTTCAGACGGATTTGTGTTTCCTGTTGCTGACAACAAATCATTTGAAGAAATTGTTACATCAAAATATACACATTCACACGGTTCTGTTGGGGTTGGTGTTGGTGTTGGTGTTGCAGTGGGAGTAGGTGTATCGGTAGGTGTTGGAGTTGGTGTAGGAGTTACGGTTGGAGTTGGAGTTGGCGTATCTGTTGGTGTAGGTGTAGGAGTTACGGTTGGAGTTGGCGTTGGGTCGTTATTACATATCAAACTATCTATTATTGGTGGAGCACAATTAGCAACATAAAAAACACCTCCACCAACTACTAATCCAATATCACAACATCCAACACAGTCACCATAGTAAATTGAATCATGTGTGTATATGTTTTGTATTAGATACCCTGTGTCAGTTGTTTCACCTGTATAGACAAATTTGAACCAATATTGTGTATTAAATGTTGCACCCGTAAAAACAATAGGATTAACATCATAATCTCTATAAGTTGATCCTGTATAGATCACACCACTATTTGCACCTATAGAATATGCAGAAAAACCAGAGACATGACTTCCTAAAGTTGTTCCGGTTTTGTAAAATAATGTAAAATTATTTTCTAAGTCTATATTGTGTAATCTAATGTTCAACCCCATGATATAATAAATACAACTCAAAGAAAATTAAATAAAAAACCCTTCAAATTGAAGGGTTTATTGTTTTAAAATATTTTTAACTTTAATGTAATGGATAAATTGTATCAGTTGAATTAATCATCATATTTTGATAATACGATTGATTAATTGTTTGTGTTTTTTTTGTTTGATTGTTATCTAACATAAATAATCCGTACATTAGTGTTGAAATTAATAATAACATTAATAAAAATTTATTAGTTTTTTCTGACTCGTTTTTAAGAATTAGTTCCATTTTCAATAATTTTTTTTAATTCGTTTATTTGATTTTGTTGTTCTTTAATTGCCTCGATTAATAATGGTACAATTTTTTCATACTGAACAGTTAAGTAATTTTCACCACTCTTCGAATTATCGTTACCATCATTATCAAATGGTGCAAGTTTTACTGCCTCAGGAAGTACATCTTTAATTTCTTGTGCAAACACACCGACTAAACTTTCTTCTGTATTAAAGTTTGCAACTTCTTTTGCCAATTCATTCCAATTATAAGTGAAACCTTTTAATGATAATACTTTATCTAATGAATTTTCAATTGGTTTAATATTAGTTTTTAATCTTTTATCAGATGAATATGCCACAACATCATTCGAAGCATCTATTCTACCGGCGGTAGCATTTGGATTTACATTAACACCAAGTGCACCTGATATAATTTTTTGGCTACCGTTAACTTCTAAATGATATGTTGGTGCAGTACTACTATTGAATCCAACTTTACCACTATCATCGAATCTGTGAAATCTATTGGTTGCTGCAACATCATCATAAATTTTCATGTAGAATCCACCTTGTGAGTAGATATGCATCATATCAGTTGGTGTAATTTCACCTTCTCTATATGATATGTTGAAATTTGCAGATCTGGCAGCAACACTTGCGTTTATTAAATTTACTTCCTGTAAACTTGATAGAGTGGCCCCTGTATATACTGAAGCAAGTACAGTTGTATTTCCTGCAGAATCATTCTTAATAAGTGCACTTTGTCCATTAAATGTGAAATAAGCTTCACCATTAATTAGTCCACTTGTACCTGTTGCAGTCAATACATAATTGTCGTTATTGTTGTTAATCGTTGCCGCTCCTGATGTTCCAGAAGAACCATTAGATCCCGATGTGCCAGAAGAACCATTAGATCCCGATGTGCCAGATGAACCATTAGATCCTGATGTTCCAGAAGAACCATTAGATCCCGATGTGCCTGATGAACCAGATGATCCGCTTGTTCCCGATGATCCATTACTTCCACTTGAACCACTACTTCCTGAAGATCCATTACTTCCACTTGAACCCGAAGATCCACTTGATCCTGATGTACCTGATGAACCATTAGATCCTGATGTTCCAGAAGAACCATTAGATCCTGATGTTCCAGAACTACCTGATGAACCGCTTGACCCTGAAGAACCACTTGAACCACTACTTCCTGAAGAACCACTTGAACCACTACTTCCTGAAGAACCAGATGATCCGCTTGAACCACTACTTCCTGAAGAACCAGATGATCCTGATGTACCCGATGATCCATTAGAACCTGAAGTACCAGAAGTTCCATTCACACCAGACGTACCTGAAGAACCAGATGATCCTGATGTTCCAGAAGAAGATGCATTTGTTTTTGTTTCTAATTTTCCTGTTAATGTATTATAAACAACAACTTCAGTTGATGTTGATCCTGTTGTAAATCCATTAACATAAATCGATCCTGTAAATTGATGATTATCATCCAATGTGTCACCAAATTTTGTTGATCCTGATGAGTACATTACCGATGACGATACATATGTAACAAAAAATTCGTTAGCACTTATTGTACCTTTAACATCTAATGAACCTGTAACTTTTAAATTATTTGTTGTTGACCAATATGATCCCGTTTGAGCAAAAATTGAATCACCTGATGTTCCTGACGATCCGCTTGAACCTGAAGTACCTGATGTACCCGATGATCCACTTGAACCTGAGGTACCTGAAGTACCTGATGATCCACTTGAACCGGAAGATCCGCTTGATCCTGATGTACCTGAAGTACCCGAGCTACCAGAGCTTCCACTTGAACCGGAAGATCCGCTTGAACCGGAAGATCCGCTTGAACCTGAAGTACCTGATGTACCCGATGATCCACTTGAACCTGAGGTACCTGAAGTACCTGATGAACCATCTGATCCACTCGTACCTGAAGTACCAGATGTTCCATTTATACCTGATGTTCCTGAAGTACCTGAAGTACCAGATGTTCCATTTATACCTGATGTTCCTGAAGTACCTGAAGTACCAGAAGTACCAGAAGATCCAACTTGTCCGGCGGTACAGAAGATTGTACTTACACAATTACCACTACACTCTGAATAAACAAAACCAGATGGACATGTGTATCCTGATGATAAATAATCTCCATTTATATCTTGTACTATTGTTGCGGTTGTTTCTCCACTTGTTGTATAAACTACATTTAATTCAGAGTAAGATGTTGCACCTGTTAATTCTGATAACGTATTGTCATAAATTTCACAACCAAAACCTGCATCACTTCCTAAGTTTAAACCATATATTTCAAGAATATGTGTACCTCCACCTATTTGAATAGGATAAACATGCCACCATTTAAATTGTTCGTCATTCCAAACATTTCCATACGTGTTTAAAATTTCAACGCCGTCAAGTACAAATCTATACTCATTGTCCCCACCTATACCAACATAATATGTTTTTTCTGAAGTAAATCCACTTAAACAAACTGAGAATCCAACCCAAGTATCAATAGGTGCACTTCCATATGGATTGGTCCATAATGCACATCTATTCAACGGACCGACAGTTGATAAGTTGGGGTTACCCCAAGTTGTTCCTGTATAACTTCCACCTGATTGAGGTGTACTATATTGAAAATCGTAAGTGCCTGTACCATTTGAATTAAAATCACTCGACATGAATTGTGTACCGAAACTACTGTACACATTTAATGTACGTCCAGTCAAATTGATTGCTGAGGTTGGTGCAGTTGCACCTGTAACTTCTGTTCTATAATATGATGTTGAATTATATTGTTCCCAAACGTAATCGGGATCACATCCTGAACTATCAAATACAAAACTTGTACCAGATGTACCCGATGATCCACTCGAACCCGAAGAACCACTTGTGCCAGATGTTCCTGATGTACCCGATGATCCACTTGAACCTGATGTACCAGATGTACCTGTAGATCCACTACTACCACTTGTTCCTGATGTACCAGATGTACCTGTAGATCCACTTGAACCAGAAGTACCACTTGTTCCTGATGATCCACTTGATCCAGAAATACCAGATGTTCCAGATGTGCCTGAGGATCCTGAAGATCCACTTGTCCCTGTAGATCCTGATGATCCACTTGAACCACTTGTTCCTGAAGTACCAGATGTACCAGATGTACCAGATGTACCTGATGTTCCTGATACCCCATCAACTCCAGATGTACCTGAGGATCCCGATGAACCAGATGTTCCACTTGAACCTGAAGAACCTGACGTACCTGACGTACCGGATGTCCCTGTAGATCCTGATGATCCACTTGAACCACTTGTTCCTGAAGTACCTGATGTACCTGAGGTTCCACTTGATCCATTTATACCTGAAGTACCTGATGTTCCTGAAGTACCGGATGACCCTGATGTACCACTTGAACCGGAAGATCCACTTGTTCCTGATGTACCACTACTTCCTGAAGAACCAGATGATCCTGAAGTTCCTGATGTTCCTGATGAACCAGAGGTACCAGAAGATCCTGATGTACCTGAGGTTCCTGATGAACCGTCTGATCCTGATGTGCCCGCAGACCCGCTTGTTCCACTTGTTCCAGAAGAACCTGAAGTGCCTGATGATCCGTTTGACCCACTTGTTCCTGATGTACCAGAAGAACCTGATGTTCCCGATGGTGTTGATCCAATTATTAATAAAAGTTGTTGATTATTTGAAAATATAGACGATCCACCTTGACTTTGTAAAGTTGAAGGAAACGTATAATAAGTTGTATTATCAACTGATGTACCAATCATCCATCTTTGGTAATTCAAATGGCTTGATTGATCTTGTAAAACTATAACAGATCCCGATGCAAGTGTTCCTAAGAAAATATCAAGATTATTATTTAAACCATCGGTATCACTTATATTTAAACTTGTTGCACCTGTCTGAGACACATTATCCCATAGTATGAAACTTGTTCCAGGATCACCACTTGTTGAGTTTGTTTTTGCTTGATAATTAAAAAAGGAGTTTGAGAGACCTGAAGTACCTGATGTACCAGCAGATCCGGAACTACCTGATGAACCAGATGTTCCTGAAGTACCAGATGTACCACTACTTCCAGAAGATCCTGATGTACCTGATGTTCCTGAAGTACCCGCAGTTCCGGATGAACCTGAAGTACCACTTGTTCCTGAAGTGCCAGATGAACCTGATGTACCTGAAGTACCGCTACTACCACTACTACCAGATGATCCTGAAGTTCCTGAACTACCAGATGATCCTGAAGTTCCACTTGTTCCCGATGATCCCGATGTTCCTGAAGATCCTGATGTACCTGATGTTCCTGAAGTACCTGAACTACCACTTGAACCGGAAGATCCACTTGTTCCTGATGTACCAGTACTTCCTGAAGAACCTGATGTACCACTTGTTCCTGATGTACCAGATGATCCTGATGTTGAGGTGTATGCAACTGCAGCTACACCAATATTTTTAATATTAACTATAATAGATGGTGCGGCTGGTGCAATAAAAGGAGTTGTTGTTCCACTTAATGCAGTAAGTCGAGCATATTGAGATTCACTTGCCATGACAAGTTGTACTTCATCACCTTGAGTTAAATCTAATATTATACTAACAAAAGGTAATTGTAGCGTAGAATTCGCAACCAAATCAATATATGAATCTGATCTCGGAACATCTGTTCCATTTACTCGAAGCCAAAAACTCATTAAAGATTCTGTTCCTTGAGTTTTTTCCACTTGTGGTGAATATGAAAACTCATATATACCATTATAATTTACTTGAACGGTATTTCCACTCAATAATGTAATACCATTTTCAATTTCAGTATCTGTATATGATACAATTGTTGGTGTATTCGATGCGGTAACATTTTGTGTTTGATTACTACTATAAGAAGCATAATAGTTCATAACACCCGCACCAGAACTTCCCGAAGATCCCGATGAACCAGATGTTCCACTTGTACCAGAACTTCCCGAAGATCCCGATGAACCAGATGTTCCACTTGTACCAGAACTTCCCGAAGATCCCGATGAACCAGATGTTCCACTTGTACCAGTCGAACCAGATGATCCACTTGTACCAGATGTTCCTGAACTACCAGATGAACCAGATGATCCACTTGTACCAGATGTTCCTGAACTACCTGACGTTCCTGAAGATCCAGCAATACCAATTGGTATTACTAAGAATTCATCGTCATTATTTGGTAATGATCCTCCAGAAGATACTTGTGAAACCACATAATCCTCATAGGAAGATTGTAATGGATTTATCGCATCAATTCTTAATGTCTTGAATGTCATCGGATCATTTTTCTTGACAAATTTCAAGTATGATCCAATTTGTAAATTATTTAAAAATGTTGTAAAACTTGATAACGAAGGGATATACGCAATATCACTAACCGCCAATGCAGATGGTGATGTTCCCCAATCTGTTATATTAAATCTAAAATAGCCCGATGTTGGGTCTGAAGATGTATCGTTACTTGAACTATACTTCCATATTGCTAAGTGACCTTCTAAACCTTGATTACCGCTTGTACCAGATGTACCTGATGAACCATCTAAACCTGAACTACCTGAAGTACCGTCAGCACCTGAGGTTCCACTTGTTCCTGAAGACCCGTGTGTACCATCTAATCCCGATGTACCAGATGAACCTGATGTGCCTGATGAACCACTTGTACCTGATGTACCTGAGGTTCCACTTGTACCTGAAGTACCGTCACCACCAGAAGCACCATCAAGATTAATTTCCCAAGAATTATATGTTCCACTACCGAAAGATCTTGTAACATATACAGAAAATGCACCTGTATTTAAATCATATGAAACTATCTCTCCCTCCATATAATTTGAGGGACTATTAACAACAATAACAGATTGTACCGTTGTATATGCTAAATTCGTTCCACCTGTGAAATTTATTGTTGTTCCGCTTGGTGAAACTGAAAAATTTGTATTTGAAGTTGTAAAATATTTGTCCCCACTTATACCCGAACTACCTGAAGTTCCTGAAGATCCTGATGTACCTGATGTTCCTGATGTACCAGCACTACCTGACGTTCCTGATGAACCGGACGTACCCGAACTACCACTTGTTCCACTTGTACCACTGGAACCATCCGTACCAGATGTACCTGATGTACCCGATGAACCAGATGAACCACTTGTTCCTGATGTGCCATCAATTCCCGATGTACCAGAAGACCCCGAAGATCCTGATGATCCACTTGTACCAGATGAACCCGTGGTTCCTGATGAACCAGAAGTTCCTGATGTACCTGAGGTTCCACTTGTACCTGAAGATCCGTCCGAACCAGAAGTTCCTGAAGTACCAGAAGATCCACTTGTACCTGAAGAACCTGAAGTACCTGAAGTACCTGATGTACCAGCACTACCCGATGTTCCTGAACTACCAGATGTTCCAGATGTTCCACTTGAACCAGAGGTTCCCGAAGATCCGTCTGAACCAGATGTTCCTGATGTACCAGACGTACCTGAAGTACCATTTTGTCCTGTTGCACCATCGAGATTAATTTCCCAAGCGGTATATGTACCTCCTCCTGTTGAAGAAGTTGGTGCACTAAATTGTAATTGACCTGTTGATGGATTATATGATGTTACGATACATTCTTGATATGTTGTTGGATCACCGCTTACCGCAATTACAATAGATTGTGCGGTTGAATATGATAAATCCGTTCCAACTGTTAATGTACCACTATTTGGTAATGTAAAAGTACTTGTTGATGTTGTTTTATATCTATCACCATTTAAACCACTTGTTCCTGACGATCCGCTTGATCCTGAGGTACCTGATGTTCCTGTTGATCCCGAAGATCCGCTTGTCCCTGATGATCCACTCGTACCGGACGTACCCGAACTACCTGAAGTACCGCTTGATCCTGAGGTACCAGATGTTCCAGACGTACCTGAACTACCTGACGTTCCGCTTGATCCTGATGTACCCGCAGAACCTGATGTACCTGATGAACCCACTGATGTCATCAGATCCCAATCATCGGGTGTTATATCAGGAGACGTTGCTCCTGGATTTGTATTTTCAACACATATATATGAACTACCGTTGTAATAAACAACGTCTCTTATAAAATACCCAAATGCCGATGACCATGTACCTTGCCAAGAAAATCCTCGACCTGATGTACCTGCAGATCCAGATGTACCAGATGACCCTGAAGTGCCGGATGTTCCTGATGAACTTTCAGTTATACCTAAATAACTTAAAGGTATTTGTTCAGTTTGTGCAGTTGCACCTGTATAGTTAACTATCGCAATTTTCGAATCATTAGTAACTGCTGTAAGCGAGCCGGAGGGTAGTTCTGTTATCTTCTTATCGTACATTTTGTTTTATGAATTAATTATAAATATTTTATTTATGGTTCATAGTTTAAATAATCTCCATTTTCACCTAAAATTTTATTTCCATCTTCTTGTAATATTCTTTTTGTTGCAGAAGTTGGTGTCGGAGTTGGTGTAGGTGTCGGAGTTGGTGTTGAGGTTGGTGTAGGTGTTAAGGTTTGTGTAGGTGTTGGGGTTGGTGTAGGTGTTGGGGTTGCCGTTGGTGTAGGTGTTGGGGTTGCCGTTGGAGTTGGTGTAGGTGTTGGGGTTGCCGTTGGAGTTGGTGTAGGTGTTGGGGTTGCAGTTGGAGTTGGTGTAGGTGTTGGTGTAGGTTCAATTGGTAATATAGGTAATGTTGGACATGGTGTTGCCAAATTAGATGTTGAACAAACAGTTTCATAATTTCTTGTTAATGCTGTGATACTCATGGTATCATCATCATATGGACAACAATCATCGTTAATATAGTACTGTTGTAACCCTATATTATCCAGTTCAAATTCCTCGTATTCGTGTTGTAATAATATTTTGTAATTAATATTACCATTAAGTGTTATTAAATTTGTTGGTTGTGGTGATTCAAAATTTATATTGTGATATACATTCGATTCACAATAATTTAAATCTACTGAGATTACCTCTAATAATTCGCCCTCTTCAGTGATTAAATAATCTCCCGTTTTATAATAATCATCAGGATAGTCACAACAAGGTTCAATTTGTTGAGGTGGTTTTACCTGTAAAAATTCAGGTAATCTGTTATCAAAAAATGGAACTTTAACTTTTGATACTACAAATGTATCTTCATCAACTTCATATTTTGTGAAAACCCTAACTCTTGTTGTTGGTAAAATTTCAAATGTTTGATCTTGTGATCCTGTTGTTCCTTTTGGTCTCGCAACAATTACACTTTTTTTAACAGAACCTAAACAATCTATTCTTGATATTGTATGTGATGTTAATGAGTATGTAAAACTATAATCATTATTTTGATCTGCATTTTGAAATTGTTGATTTGTAAATCCTGAACACGGTAAATAAATTGCAGATAAAAGTTCATCACCAGGTGTCAAATCTTTCACATATACTTGTCTACTATTTGCAATAGTTGGTGTTGCACCTGTTACTCTATATACGATTGTATCATGCTTTAATCCATGATTATATGTGTTACGATACTGAACTTTAGGTTGTATTGTATACCCTGTTGAAGAATTATAAGTTACATATTTTAATTGTAATCCTAATATTTTTGCCTTCACTTCACAGTTTGCAGCATCAGTGAATATAAAATCAATTTCGTCATTTTCAGTGAAACCAGTAAGTAAAAATCTACAAGTATTTCCATCAACTCTATACATTGTGATACCTGTAGTAACATAAGGGTCACTATAATCATTATCACAATTTTTACGTATATAAAACGGCCACGAACTCCAAGACCCATTTTGAATTGTATTACCTGTTATATCAATAATAATATTTGATTGTAACTTACAATCAGTATTACCCGTGAAAATATCACATGGTGTTGAGAATTCAACATACATATCACAAGATGGTGATATTGATGGGTCTGTCATAAAACTATATGTAAAATAGTTTTCTACAGAACAATCATTAGGACCATACTTTATAGATGTAAATTTAACTTTTTCAACTCCATCAACGTCGGTAAAAAATTTATATTTTATTTTTGGTTTATATTCTATAAGACCATTGTCCATAGTTCTTGTTATCCCACTTGTGTATGCGGTATATGGTGCATAATCTTCATACCCCGCAGTTGATGAATATCCTGTAACAGTTTTATTGATTCCTTCATCAATTAATGTTGATATTGCAGATTTCCACAAATTTTTTATTGCATCAACATCAGGACTTAAATGTGTTTTATAATCACAAATTAAAGGTAATGTTTGTGCTGATGATGTTCCCTCACATGTATTTAATGTGTATCCTGTATGTAATGCGGCACTCAACCCCGAAACAGATGTTGTGCCACTTATTACGATTGTCATTCCTGTTGTCAAATCATCATAATCAGGTCCACCATATTTTATTCCATCTATTTCTATGACAGGATAATAGGTGACTCCCGTTAAGTTAATTAATCCTCTAAAATTATCTTCATAACCTAATAAAGTTTCAATATCTTCCTCTATTGCATTTTCAAAATCAGGATATAACTCCTCAATAAATTCTTTTGGTTGACAACCAAATTTATATTGATATTTTGGTCTACCAAATAAATTATTTTCAATTAAATTACCTCCCGTCCATAAAGTGGTTGATGGAATAATTTGATCTAACACTTTAGTCCAATACGGACTCATTCTTGTAATAAACTCATGTACATCAGGAAAATTATATGGTACAAAATTGTTATTTGTAATATAATCTTGATAAATGTCTTCTAATTTTATATAGTTTTTTCTATATCTAATTGTATGTGAATTTGTTATTTGTTGATGAATTGTTTTATCTAAAAATTCAGCAAATGTTAATCCTGTTTGTGGTAACAATGTTGCACTACCAAAACTTAATTCAAGATCTCTTGATTTTCTATATATGTCATAATCAACAGTCTGTGATACCGAAAGATAAATTCCTATATTTTTTCTATTAAGAATAAAAGGAGAAGTTTCATTAAGTAATGTTTTTTCTGAATCAATTATAGGTTCCAAATCATAACCAGTATCTAAACCTGGTAATGTTCTGAAATTATCAAAATATTCTTCACCATATGAATATGGTTTATTTTTTGTTACAACTGTTTTAGTTCTTCCTGTCAATATAGAATTTTCTTCATCTAAAATTGTTGTTGGTCTGTGGTTGGATGTTAAATCATACCAACCTGATCCCGCCTGAAAAAATTGATTTTCAGACGATCCTGATAAGAATTTAGGTAATGTACTATTTCTTTCTACGGGATAACCATCTCTATCTAAATTTGTTGTACCTGTTACCGATGAAGTTTCGTATGAATACGTATTTGAATTAAACGATGCGGTATTAAGTGTTTTAACACCATTAATCACATCAAATATATCACTCTCCAAATCGTTTGATTTTGGAAAAGATTTTACTTTATATGCATACTGTTCCAATTTCATCATTGGATCCGCGGCACCAATAAACTTTAAAAAGAAACTTAAAGATTTTTGAGTTCCTTTTGATTTATAGATGTATGCAAGATTTATAAGCATTCTTCTATAAAACTCATATTCCGCATCAATAATCGAGCTACCAAAAGTTAATCCTGAATATTGTGTTGATGTTTTTGTGTATAAAAGTTCATCTAAATTTTTTTCATCAAATAATGAAATTGTGTCTAAACCTAAAGTTGTTGATAAATTTTTTAATAAAATATCGGGTAAGTTATTTATACCATCATAACTAACATTTCTCATGTATGCTATGTTGTCTATAAACTTTTTTATATTATCAAAACTTTGTCCGTATAATTGAAATATCGCCTCTGTTTTTTGATCTTGAGTATCAAATTCAAAAAGTTGTGGTGCAACTAAAAAACGAGTGACGATATTTGATTTATAATCATCTATTTCATCGGCAATATCCGAGACATTGGTAATGTATTCGTTAAAATCTAAACCAACGATTTGTATATTCCAATTATCTTTTGATAACGGCCAAGAGTATTCAACGGTAACAAGACTTGTTTTAGTTTGGTCGAAACTATCTCTCGGTACTTTAAATCTACTTGTATATTTTGGTGATCCATCTCTATTTAATAAACATTCTTCAACATCATCTAAAGATAAAAAAAATTCTTCTGTAACCGCGTTATTTGGTCTAATTAAAAAACTATTACTATAAGTTGATGCATTATTAAAAATGTTACCACTAACTTTAAGTGTAATGATATTACTACTGTTTGGTTGTGTGTAATTTAAAATATCATATGTATTTCCATTTATATCAACTACATATTTTTTAAATGAAGAAAATAAATCACGTAATGGATTTTCACTTGATTTAGCACCAACAGCTTTTGGTTTTGTTAGTTTGATATCAAAAACATTATAAATCATTGCAGCCTCAATTTTAAATTGAGTTGTTTTTGATGATATGTCATAAGACGCCTGAAATGCTGTTAATCCACTAATTGTTACAGGACTATCCTTATCAACATATAAAGCAGCAGGAAATTTTTTAATTATTTGTTCAATCGAAACTCTTAATCTACTTTTTAAAGAACCATATAATGATTTTCCTGCATCATTTTTTGATGTTCTAAATCTTATAGATTTCTTTTTTTGAACAACACTTTCTTCAGTTGTCGGTGTAACAGTAGGATCGACTTTTAACTTATCTAATGTAAAATATTCAGAAAAAGGATTAATTTTAAATTGTTTAGATTCTTTTTCTGGTGTTGAGGTATCTAAATCAAAGTTCGTGTTCGTTAATTGAGCACTTCCATTAGTAATCTGATTACCAACGAGGTTATCATTAAACGTATCCGCACCACTTGCAGCCTGACTCGGGACTTTTCTTTTTGCCATTATACCTCTGTAATTGTATCAAAACCTAATGTTTCATCTATATCAGTTCTTTCTTCTCTGATTTCATATAGTGTTTCATCAAGCTCATCTTTTATTTCATACAAGTTATATTGCTTGTATATGTTATTATTATTATCGTAAATTGTGTAAATACCAGGTGTAATCGCCTTACTTTGATTACCGTAAAGTGCATGTGCGAGAGTTGTTGCATCATGTTCAACCATTTCTATCTCAATTGTGGTTGGATTCAAAAAAGTATTTGTTATAATAATTTTTTGATTTGGTGTACCAATATATGGTACAGTATTCGGTTTACTTGATGGTGCAGATGATGGTGTTAAAGTTAAAAATATCTGATTGGTCGCACTTTCACTATATTGATATCTTATTGCTTTATTAGTGGTATTATTCATGTTAGTCGTAACGGGAGTACAATAAAATGAAGATGTTACGACCCTATAAAAGTTTGGTATTTTTTTATTATCAGTTGTGTTTATGTATTCAACTCTATATCCAACCAATCCACTTGGAACGAACTTATTTCTGTCTTCAGTTGGAACATCAGCGATATTAACAATTAACCCCCTAACAGAAGGTAAAGACGCCAAAACACCACAATCTGTAATTTTTGTTCTAATTTGTTTGGGTCGTATATATAACGTATACACCCCAAGTTCTGAAAAATCTGATGCAGATAATTTCAGGTTGTATAAACCACCAAGTATTTCAACATTAGCCTGTCCACCTGTAGTACCATTATGGTAAACCGGTGTTAACACATCCTGAGGTGTTAACTTTTTATATGTAACTGTTGAGTTTGCAGTCCTACCAGATGCGTAGTGATATATGATCTCTACATCTGCTGGTGATACGTCTGCCGGTCTTATTATACCATAACTTCCTACTGCCATAAACTTTTATTAATAAATATAATTTTTATTGTTTTTTAATTTTAAAATATCCATTTCCGTATATATCAAGTTCACCTATGTTGTCAATTTCACCTAATCTAAAATTTTTCTCCATGACACCCTGTTTTCCTCTCTCAACAAAAATGTCAGAATAAATTGTTGGGTCATCAACAAATCCTATAAAGTGTTCATTTCTTGTTATGACATAGTTTACTACCTCCTCTTTAGTGAAACCAGATGTATGACCTGTAATCATGGTATATCCGTCAGAATAGTCTCTATAACTTAGTGTATCTATTGTATACCCTGTATACTTTACCACACCTGTAGAACCCGTCACACTACCAGATGTTAGAACTTGGGTATATCCTGTACTTCCATATTTTTTTAATTCATTTAATCTACTTTTTCCAAAAGAAACATATGTGAACTCAGTATTTCCTGTGTTATTGGTATAATCTAAATTATTAATATAATTTTGTGAACCTGTTGTTCCTGTTGTATATGGAATTGTAAATCCTGAAAATGTTCCTAATGGATTTTGGATAGTACCATCAAATTTTGGAAACACAATGTGTTTACTAACTTTTTGTTTGATCCATGGTGCATCTAAAGATATTGTAACAGTATATCCTGTTGTTCCAACATAGGTATACGTATGTGAAGTTGACGGTAACCCTGTTCCTAAAACACCACTATTAATTGGAAAATTTGAAGATGTTGTGTTGTCACCCCAATCAATTGTGAATGTTTGTTCAACTATTGTTCTAAGTTTCTCAGGATTGGTTGTTCCGTAAATTGTTAATACATTATTATTTTGTGTGTATGAAAAATTAACTATTTGATCAACTTGTTCAATATCACCATCAAAACCAACCATAACACCCATCTCATCTACAGTACTTTCTAATGGTAATAATATTTCATAATCATTTTGAATTGGCCCTGTATATGTGTTCCATTGTGTTCCATTCCATTTATAATAACCCGTTGGTAAACTACCTGTAACATTTTTAACAATGGTCCCAACACTTGGCTCTAAATTTGTTGTACCCGTCCAACTGACAAGGTTTTTTAATGCATCAATCCAGTATTTTTCTGTTAGTGAATACAGATTTACATCATGTATAACTTTTTTGACTATATGGTATCTATTTCTTTTCATTAACCTCTTCTTTCATAAAATTTTATTGGGTCTCCTCTTTTTCCTATTCTTGTTGATTTTGTTCCATCATATCTAAACACTTCATATGTTCTATTAATTTTATCAATATCGATTTGATAATACATGTCTCTATATTCAACAACTTGGTGTCCTATACTTGTTCCCGTATTTGTAAAATCTAAAATAGACCCATCTTTTGAATTAAAAAATTTAGCACTCATAAAGAATGTATTTCCCGTAGTACTTCCACTTAAATTTGTTTCCTCTAAAACAGTTTCATCATCAAACCAGAAAAAATACATATTTTCTTTGTTTCTATAGTTTGAACCCATAAAAACAGGAACAAATATGTTATCGTATAAATTTTGTCCCGTGTAAAAATATTTCTCACCTAATGGTAATGATAAATTTTTTGCAAAAACTAATCTACGATTTGTTCTATTTGGTTTTTCACATGTTAGTACATTATTAACAACGGTACCAGGAGTTTTATAAAATTCTAATCTGAAAAAACTTTCAGTAGACTGTTTCAACATTTTCACATTTTCATTTGTAGTTATACCAACTAAATTATAATCTAACCCATTTGTATATCCACTCGCCTCATCAATAAAATAAAAATTAAACCAAATATCTGTTTGTTCAATATTTGTAGTACTTGAAGTATATGTTTTATGGATATAACGAATAGTTTCTAAATTATCGGCCGGATTAATAATATCTCTAAGAACTTCTCCCTCGAATTCTGCCATATTATCCTGCCAACCAAGATCTAATTTAAAATCTTGTTCACCATTTATTAATATTTTTTGATCAGTATTTTTTCTTAATATTTTCATTTAACATTTAAATCTTCCTTTTTTATACTTATTAAACTTGAATACGCCATTTTGTTTATTATTAAATAACAATTCATTTTGTAAATGAAAGTTGATATTAGTCATAACATAATGTTGGTCATTTAGGTATGGGTAATCTGTTCCATTTCCTTCTTGATCTATAAAACCATGATCGTATACATCTCTCCATTTCCATAATTTATCTTTTTCATCGTAAACCGTATTCTCAGGTAAATTTAATATGTCGCGAGTATTTGCCGTTTCAACAAATGGTGATAATTGTCTTAATTTAATTCTGTAATGTGGTTGATAAAACAATCCTACTAAATTATTAGGAGTTGCACCCGAATAAAATGATGAAGAATCTTGTCCATGATCAAATAACGTTGTGGAGTTTACCGATTTTCTATGTGTTATTTTATGATACGCTTCACTTATTATTCGTTCTTTAAATTCTTTTTTATTGTATTCAACATATGCACCTGTTAATGTTGTTCCTGTTGGTAACTCTGTTCCTCCTGTAAAAACTAAGTTATTTGTGTTACCTGTAAATGTGGATCCTGAGATTGAAGTTTCTAATGTGGTATTTCCACTAAAATGATTATCTATCCAAGAATCATGAAAATTAAATCTATATCCAATTTTTGGTGGATAATTAAAATAACCATTTGCATTTCTATAAATTACAGTTACATATGCATCCGTTGGGGTATATTTTAAATTATTTGTGATTCCTGTAAGAACAAATGGTTTTTTAAAATCAAATATTAACGACTCCATTCTATTTCTCTCAACTATAACATCATTTTCTTGGAGTGCATTTTCAAAAATAATTTTCTTTTCATTTTCCCAAATATTACTTTCAAATCCAGCTTTATCTAAAATATAATCATTAACAGTTGTTAATGTTTTATGTTTGTGTACATAATATTGCGATGTTGTTCCTGTTATATCTTTATTATCTAAACATCTTTTACCTAAAACAAATGTTAATCCAGTTAAGGTATATCCTACTTTAAATTGACTTTTTAATAATTTAATAACATAATTTTCAGAATCATAAATTTCACTTCCAATAGCATCAATAGAAAATGTTCTTCCTGTTACATTAACACCACTATTAAGTGTTCCGCCTGAAATCACAACATATTCACCCTGACTCATTCCATGTTTTACGGGTGATGTTAAAACAAAAAAGTTACCTTCTTGTGAAACTCTAAATGGTATTCCATCTGCAGAAGTAAAACTATATGTTGTACCACCAGAGAAAGTATACTTCATTGGATATGTTGAATCTTGACCATGAATATAACTTAAGTATAAATTCCAATTCTTGTATGGTGCATTAATTGGGGTTATCGCAGTATGTCCTGTATATCCATAAATTGAAAATGTAGGATTATATGTTCCAATAGTTGATCCACTGACACTTGATGGTGTTATAACTTCTCTTATTGTGTCGTCTCTTAAAAAGGCAAATTCATTATAAGGAAAAAAACCATCATTTTTATCTTGTTCTGTTACTGTATATAGATTTTTTAATAAAGGATCGTATGTTGTGGTACCTGAATAAATGTTTCTAAAAATCATTTTTATTTTACCGTGTATCTTATACTTCTTACACTCATTTCTTTCTACGTTAAACAATTGATTTATATCTAAAACAATATCTCTTTCACCTTCTCTTAATAAAGTTTCATTGTTATCTAAACCAACTCTAACCGTAATATCTTCTTCGGGTGCCTTGTTGTATTTTTTTGATGGTAATATAATTTGTTTCTTTTCCATTATTCTGCAGATGTAAATGCTCCTTTATCACCAAATAGTTGTATAAATTTATCTACACCTGTCTTACCGTTTCTTAAACCAAAATAAAACATGAATGGTGTTGATAATATTTGTTTATTCGATCCACTATAATAATCTAATGTTGGTCTTATTATAAAATCTTTACTATTGTCCCAAGGTAAACTTGCCCAACCGTCTACAACGTTAAATGGTGTGGATGTATTGTGTCCTACGGGTCCAACTCTTGTGTACATAGTACCCGAAAGAGGATTATCAACTGTACCTGAACTAACATGTAAAATAGTGAAACCGGGATATTCTTTTCTGAATGTACTTCTTGTATCACTTAATGATACGTCATTAAATTCAAAATCAAATCCTGTATCGGGTAAACCAGAATTAATTGACATACCACTGAAATTATATGTTATCGGTAGTAAAAGATATTTGTCTGAAGAATCATTATCTCCTCCAGTATATCCCCAATTGTAAGTCATACCTTGTAATGGTTGTACTTGAACAGTGGTATAATCCCATGATTGATCGTCGTGTGTATTATCATTATATGGACCAAATCCTGTACCCTTTTTATCCCATAAAAAGAATGGAACTTTTTGTGACGCCTCAGTCAATCTACCATCAACTTTATTACCGTAGTAATCTATATGCATACCCTCATTTAAACATGATCTAACTCTTTCACCATCATCATCAAGATAAAGTGTGATTGGTAACGGACCATAAACTCCTGAAGATTTAAAAACATTAGAAAATGCCGGATCATCAGGATCTAAAACTTGATATGAATAACCGAGGTACTTTGGATTTTGTAAATCAAATTCTTCAATACCCGCTTCATTATTTATTGATATCAATTGCATGATGTCACCATCCAATATTTTTTGATTGGATAATGAAAATCCATTATTATTAAAGAATTGTTTGTAATCAAAATCACCATTACTAACGTCTAATCTGTAATTAATTGCCATACCCATTATTTCACCAAAACTTTGAAATGACGTGGGACCAATTGATCTTACAACTGAACAATTTGGATCTAAAGATTTATCAACACAAATTTCCTTAATAAACTCATCTCTTGGTCCTAAATCTACAATTGTTGTAGGATTATTCAATTGTCTACGTGAGGCAATAATTTTACCCCAATTACTTTCATTTAAATATCTTGTTGACCTATAGTAATGTTCATAAAATATATCACCTTCTTCTGTTGTCAGTGTTTTTGTATAAATGATTCTATCACATACTTTATTTTTCTTACCTTTAAATTGGAAAAAATATAAAGATCCGCTTAACCAATTATCTACGAAAGAATAATTTACAATTCCTCCACAAAATAATTTTGCAACTCTTTTTCTTCTTATGTATTCTTTAATAATTTGTATTACTCTTGTATTAGTTTGTGCGCCGGGTACAAAATAAAAAATTCCGTCTCTAAATTCTGATTGACCACTTGGTGTTTTTCTAACAAAATAATCATCAAAGTCATCTCCTACAAATCTACTTGCTAATGGATATATGTCACTACGATTATCCTTGTCTTTATAATAAAATAAGTCACAGTCACATTTATTACTACCATCAGTAACTCTAATAACCCCGTCATCATTTGATAAGTTTGTGGCGGTTACATTTGTACCCCCAACGTAAGAGGATGGTACTATTTTACCAGCGGGCATACTATTACCTGTTGATGTGTTTTCAGTTGGTCTTGTTACACCTGTGTAGTAGTATGATATTAAAGTTTCAT